AGCGTTAAAAATCATGTCGAGATTAAACGGCGACAAAGTTTTAATTCGTGGTAACCACGATATCTTTAGGGACGACGAGTATCGTATGTACTTTAGAGAATTACGGGCCTACCACGTGATGAATGGACTTATCTTAAGTCATATTCCTGTTCACGAAGCAAGCCTTGGTAGGTTTGGTTGTAATATACACGGACACTTACACGCCAACAGAGTTATGAAGGCGAGAGGTGTTGATGCCCGAACTGGTGAAATCTTATACAGCGATGAGATTGATCCTCGCTACCACTGCGTTTGCGTAGAAGCCACAGACTTTGCTCCAATACTCTTTGAAGACGTTATCAAACGGATTGAAGCAGAGGGAGGCACAGTGGGCTTCCGTAATGGAAACGGTCCTACTATGTAATAATAGTAGTATAAAATAGGGCCTCAGGGCCCTATTTTTTTGGCTCCAGCTTCTAGTCATTCGAATAAATACACTATAATGAATCGGTGTACACGATTACAGAACAACGGAGATAGCACATGTCGCTAAGAATTAGACGCGGAACAGATACCCAAAGATCAAGTATTGTATTCGATCCGGGCGAATTAGCTTGGTGTTTAGACACTAGAAAACTTTATGTAGGTGACGGTTTAACACCAGGCGGGGTAAATGTACTAGCACATATGGCTGGTGTTGGTGTTAGTTTCAACTCAGGAACACAAGCACTAGATTTCAGTCAAGGTAATCTTACATTGACCACAGCTGATATTGCAGAAGATCCTAGTAGATTATACTATACAGATGTAAGAGCCAAAGATGCTGTTGGTGCTATGTTACAAGCTGGTTCAAATACTGGTATAACATTTTCATATGATAGTTCATCACACGCAATTACAGTTAATAGCACAGGTCATCAATTACCCACAGCTTCATTGCCCGGCGATGCTGGCAAATATTTAACTTTAGACAACAGCGGAAACCCTGTTTGGCATAACCCTCCAATTCAAGGAGGACTAAGTCTTCCTAGTTTTGGCGGCACTGAGATTGGCAAATATCTTACAACTGATGGTACCTATCTAGTATGGGCAGACGTAGCTATCAACAGTTTAGTTAACGGAGCGTTCCATGTTGATTTAGATTCTGCTGGCAATTTAAAAACATCAGGCACTATCAAATTACCCAGCACTGCCGATATTGTTAGAGAAACCGGAGTAAGCACAGGTATATATACCAGTGTGTTAGGTGGATTGGGCAGTGTTAGTGCAGATACTAGTCCAAGTCTAGGCGGTAATTTATCAGCGGGTAGCTACAATATATCTAACGTAGGCACTTTAAGTGCCACAACATTATCAGCTACCACAGTTACAACTGCAACAGTATCAGCTACAACAGTATCAGCTACAACAGTATCAGCCACTCAGTTGTCAACTAACACAACTTCTATTAAGTCTGACGGCAGTATTGTAAGTACCTATTTTTCACAATTTACAGATCCCCTGTTATCGATAGGCACAACATCTAGCCCTAATACGCTGAGTATTACATCAACAAAAGAATTTTTACAATTAAATGGAGTAGTAGGCAATTCCGGCGGGGCTCCAGCTATTACAAATCAGATATCTAGAGGAACATTAACAGTTCCGTTGGCTGTGCAACCAAATGACGCATTGTCTTTAATACGAGTATTTGGATACGATGGCTCAAACTATGTAATTTCTGGAGCATTTGGTATGGGTGTAGATCCAGCCAGCCCAGTAACTACAGGTTCTGTTCCTGGTGCATTTTTTGTGAAAACTGTGGGTGCTAGTGGACCATATAATTTGACTTTTAACTCTAACGGCATATTCTCAGTTCCAGTGGTTCAAACTGGGTCTTTTTCAGGAAGCGGTTCATACCCAACACCTACAGCAGGTATGATTATTTTTGATAGCCAAACTAATCATTTTGTCGGGTATGATGGTTCTAGCTGGAAACAACTAGATAACTAACGTGAAGTTTATAGGCAATTATAGTAGTTGGATAAATCCAGCATGGATAATTTTCCTAAAACAAACTCGAGGTTTGGGAAGACCAATAGAAGGCAAAATTTCTAATAGCGATCAAGCAAGACTAGAGCGCGAAAAGGCCATAATGGCAGGATACGATCAAAACACAATACAATTTTATCAGTTCAGTGATAAAAATTTTCCTTTTGAAGTAAATCCTCCTTTTATAAAAGATGAGTTCGATTGGTGGATAACAAAAATGCTTCCAGGTAACTTTATGCCTATGCACGTCGACCCGCATACAATTTATCAACCCGACGCAGTGAGGTACTGGATGCCGCTTCAGGATTGGGAACCAGGTCATGTGTTCATGTACAATAACACCGTTGTCGTAGATTATAAAGCAGGAGATGTTTACCAGTGGGATGATGCTAAGGAACTACACGGTGCCTGCAATATAGGACATACTTTAAGATTAGCTTTTCAATTCAGTACCACACCTTCAAAGTAATTGATAAATTACTTTATGAAAAGACATCCTTGGTATATTGACTACTACGAACCAATTCACGATAATTTATTAAATTTGTCCAATAACATTTGTTACGATAAAATTTTAATTAATAAAATAAATGTGGATGCAAGTCTGTGTAATTTATTCCAATACCCTGATGCTGCCAAGACCTATAATGTACTTTCCAATTATTGTAATATAGATGTAAAAAATTTAGCAATAGGTTACGGCGCTGGGGATATTATTCATAGTTTGATGATATATTTTAAAAATCTCAGTATTGGAATTCTTACTCCAACTTACGAACTTGCTCAAACTTTTGCATTAAATTTAGGATTAACTGTTTTTAATTCTCATAATTTCGATGATATAAAAACTGATGTATTGTATATTGCTAATCCTAACGGTGTTACCGGGAAAGCTATAACTAAAGATCAGGTGTTATCATTACTACCAAAATACAAATACATAATAGTAGACGAGGCTTATGCTGATTTTTGTTCTATAGATTGTTCTGTAGCAAAAGAATCCTTGAATGTTAACAATTTAATCGTGGTTAAAAGTTTAAGTAAAAGTGTGGCATCTCCTGGTTTAAGATTTGGATGGTGTATATCTAACAAAAAAATTATAGAAGAATTACAAGATATTAGATCATCTACTGTTGTTACAGGTATTACACATCATTTACTTGAGCAATTATTAAATGAATGTCCAGCACACATTGATCGTATGATTCAAACAAAAAATTATATTGAAAACAAATATTCTTGTATTCCTTCTAACGGTAATTTTGTTTTGTTTAAAAAAGATCCAAAATTAAAATGTAAAATAAAAAAAACAGTAGAAGGTCATTTCCGTATGTCATTAACCGATATAGAAACATTTAGAAAAATAGAAAATGACTCTGCTACCGCATAGATATTTACAGCAAACACCTATTTCTGATTTTATGTCAACGCTACAAAGCGTACAATTAAATCCAACTGAACTTTGCAATCGAACTTGTGTGTTTTGTCCAAGAAATGATTCCACGCTTTATAAGAATTCAAATAGGCATATGACCATAGCCACTTGCAAAAAAATAGGTAATCAGCTGTCTGAATTTAATTTTAAAGGCAGGGTGGGGTTAGTAGGATTTGGAGAACCCTTGCTTAATCCCAAGTTAGTTGATTGCATTGCCGCATTAAAAAGTAACTGTCCGTCAATAACATGGATTGAAGTTAACACAAATGGTGACTTTTTAAATCGCGATGTAGTTGAATCGTTGAGTCAAGCAGGATGCACCGATATTGCCGTAAGTATGTACGATCAAGATGACACAGACAAATATCAAGAGATGTTCAATAATATTAATATCAATTATGTGTTGAGACATCACTATGATAAATCAAAAGATTATAACTTGTCTTTGGTTAATAGGATAGATATACTAAAAAAGAATGTCCAAGAAATTAATAAAAACTCATGCTACATACCTTTTTATAAAATGTTCATAGATTGGAATGGTGATTTTTTATTGTGTGATCAAGACTGGGGTAGAGAATCTAAAAAATACAATATCAATAATATTAGTGTTGCAAATTTTTGGACTAGTAAACTAGATCGATATAGAATTAATTTAGCTAAGGGAAATAGAAATCTTCAGAGGCCTTGTAGTAGTTGTAATGTACACGGCCGATTGCATGGGCAGGCAAGTTTTGAATTTATAGATAAACTACTTGTTGATTTGTAACTTGTAGTAATCCTCAAAACTTATAATTTTAGGATTCCAATGTTCTAAGTTATACATACCATTTTTTACATTTAAAAAACTGATCTTGAAATACCGAAATATTTAATTTCCAAAAAGTTTGCAAATGTCCCCTGTACTCTTTTTCAAAAGCTCTAGTTAACACACCCGTTTTTTCTAGACTAGGACCCCAAATAGTATGTACTAATCGTTGTGTACCTACTTCACTAGGGTGGCTAGTTATATATAAATCTTCCCAAGGTGGTGCCCACTCTATACAAGCTGGCATTAGGTATTGTGCTGTAACATGCTGATGATTAATAATTTGATTACGGGTGCGTAATGTATTTGTAGGTAATAAATTTGTAAGTACACAAGTTCTAGCACAAATACGATATCCTTCGTCTATGCTATGTGCCGCGACACTGCCCACAGCACGATCGTTATAGTATAGTATCCAAACACGCCAATCATTTTCATTGCGAAAACAGTCAATCATTGCTTCTCGACTAGCGTTGTTTACAAATCCTCTACGGTCAGCTTCTTTGTAAAAGTCTGTAAGATCTAAATCTTCTGTCCAAGGAATTACAGTATACATTTAACACGCTCGATAAATTCTTGTGGATAATTTGTACTAAAACTAGCCCAACATAGTTGATCCATAACTGTCCAAGGTTGAGGCTTATCCCATTCAATACCCAATGTATCTAAATGCTTACGCATTTCATCTTGTCTAGTTGTGTATATATGACTCTCGACATCACTTACACTAATATTGGACTCATCTTCATGATAGGTAAAAAAATAATTTATACTCTTAAGATGACTATCAACTACAAAATAACTGCTAGGGTGCATACTGTACTTGTGCCATTTATGTGACTTGTGAGCCTTAATAATATTAATCATTTGATCTTGCCAATCAGGAACAACCTTATCATAGTTTTCCTGATTACAACCTGCTTGTTCCCAAAAGTCTGGTCCGTCAATCTTGAGATAAATTTTACGTTCGGGCACATTGACTTCCAATATTTCTGGAACTAAATCTGGATTATGGTATGTCATATTATGTAGGTAGTGCATCTCTCTATCCCATTTTTCCAACATCAATTCAGGATTGATGACCTGATTCTTTCCTTGATGATATTCAGTATCATTGTGAAACCACTGAACAAATGTTTTTTTATCGGCACTGATCAAACTGGTGTAGACAAGATTATTCCTGCATAGTCCGTATTTGGGTACGTTATTATAATAGTATTCGTATTTCATGAAATATTTATGACCAACAGTGGGATCCATAAATATTTTATGAGCTATTATCCAACCAACACTACTAAGCCCCCTTTTCTTTTTATACATATTCCAAAAACAGCCGGTACCTCCATTGGAGAATGGATGTATAAGTTTTATGGACACCATAATGTTGTCATACACAAACATGCGCCCATATCCTATAAAAATTTGAGACAACTAGATATGCCTAGTTTTTGTGTAGTTAGGAATCCTTTTTCAAGAGCTGTGAGTTTATATCAGGAATTTGGAAGTATTGTAAATGAAAATCGTGCAGAGACTATTTTTAATATCAAAAGTATTACTTTAAAAGATTGGGAAAAAGGATTTGATTATTTTATACAGCACCTTTTTGATGTAGTGCTTACCCAGTATAACGATGACATTCCCATTAGTCCATCTTTTACCCAGATGAGTTACATCGCTATCGATAATGTGATTAAAGTTGATAATATTTTAAGATTTGAAAATTTAAAACAAGATTTCAAACAGATACAAACACTTGTGAATCATCATGTAGATTTAGATAGATGGAAAGTTGGGAAGTTTGATCATCTTAAAAATTACAAAACTGTTTATACAGACAACAGTAAACGTCTTATTGAAAATATCTATAAAGAAGATTTAGAAAAATTCAGTTACGTATTTTAATAAAAGTCTATATTTCCCAAACCTATCGTATTTCTAAATTGCGGTGTGAATATCCCGTCTATTCGCAAGCTATAAGTTTGTTTATTGGTTCGACCACCTGCATGCCAATCTTGATCGTTAAAAAATGTAGCATGACTTTCTACCAATATCTTGTCATCTGCACCATCCCAGATATAAAAAGGTTTATCTAAATTTGGCCTAAGATGTAAAAACTCATGTCTGTGATCAAAGTAATCGTGTTCATGAGGCAATATCAAATCTCTATGGAGCGGCATTAAACAGTCGTGTTCTGCTTTAAAAAATATGATTCTTCCTAAATGTTCAAAAACTGTTCCTTCTAAAGACTTAAGCCACTGAACTAACTCTGGAAATAACTCAGCATCTGGTGTCCAGGCCTTTTCCTCAAATCTAGTTTCCCACCCACCTTGTTCTGTTTTTAAAAATACAAACTGATAAGGATCGTAGGCACCTAAAGCTAATTTTAAGAACATTACAAACTGTTCACGATTACTATATTCCCCAATTTCGTGTCCTATTATTTTTATTTCATGGTTGTCAGGCAAAGCATGATATTCTTCAAGAGCTTGGTACAAAGGTTTAAAGGTCAATTCATATGCATTATCGCATCCACCAGGCTTAACTATATTGCCTTCTTTTTTGTACTTAGATAAAACCAATCCTTTACATATTTTATAATGTAATTTTTTAAACCCTTCAATATCAATAAAAGAATCTAAATTAAGATATGGTTTTGAGTTGATGCCTTTTATCATTTAAATCTCACTGGGATTGAATCTATAATTTTTTTAAAATTTTCGAAGTATTCTTTTTCAATTTTTAATTTTAAACTATTATTACTGTATGAAAAATCAGCAATAACTCCTTTCTTAGACATGATATTCAACCAAGGACTTAATTTATCATCAATATCAAATCTGCTGTAAACAAGGGCATTTATATCTACGTCTATCGGGTTTTTCAAAATGTTATCATCGAGCAATCGCCTAACCACTAACTGTACGCGATCATTACTACCAAAATTAACAGCACTGTGTCTGCGGCCAGCATCCATTAAATACCAAACTCCAATTTGGTTTGTCTTGTGCATAATATCGTTGTCAAGATCTATCAGATATGTCTGCTCACCTGTAATGGCCAAGTGCCATCTATCATCAATATCCGCATGACTAGTATAGCAGGATTTTATTTCAAGATTGATCAACCTAGCTTCGCCTATATCGGCACCTAAGGAATTTAAAATTTCCTCCCATACTGTATTTTTGTATTCAGGTTTTATTTCCCAATGGTCATAAAAAAACCTACCACATGGTTGATTCAAAGTTATTTTGCCTTTTATTGATGAGGCTAAATTTACAGCTTTTTCAAGCAAATTGGAGTCCACAGCAAAACCTGTTTCAGTAATCATATCGTATTTATTAAGTAAATATACTATGAAAGTTTTTATTGGATACGATAGCAAAGAAGACATAGCATACCGCGTGTGCGAGTATTCTATCAAAAAAAATTCTTCAATTGTGTTAGATATCAAGGCTCTAGATCAGCAGGATCTTAGAACATCAAACTTGTATTGGCGAAAATCAGATGCTCGCAGTTCGACCGAATTTACATTTACTAGATTTCTAGTACCTGCAATAATGCAATATCAAGGTTGGGCGTTGTTTTGCGATTCAGACTTTTTATGGGTAGATGATGTAAACAAATTGTTTTCACAGATTGATAATAGATATGCCGTTATGGTGGTACAGCACAATTACCAACCAAAATTAACAACCAAGAAGACTGACTGTAAGCAGTATATCTATCCTAGAAAAAATTGGTCATCCATGATACTTTGGAATTGTGGTCATCATAAAAATAAACTGCTAACTCCTAGCATAGTGAATACTAGCTCTGGAGAATTTTTACATAGGTTTATGTGGCTTGAAGATATTGATGTTGGCAGTATTGATAGATCTTGGAATTGGTTAGTAAACTGGTATCACGACGGCAATCCCAGTGCCATACATTTTACCGAAGGCGGGCCTTGGTTGGATGACTATAAGAATTGTGAGTATTCTGTAGAATGGAATCAATATAATAATGCTAGACTTCTTGTTGGATAAAATCCAAAATTACAATGACCCCCAGCTTCACTCTATCAACCAGGGCGAGTATTATATTGATTACCTCGATCAAGGCATATTGTTGTCGGGTCCTGGTTCTGTAGTATTGTTCTCAAATGATGGAAAGATTTTTAGGTTAGGAAATCGAGTCAACGCTAATGACTGGAATATGCATTGTGCATTATACGAGACCTTGATCGATAATTCCTCTATAAGGATAGAAATCCCTTTATCTAGAGAAGTTACACAAGGCTTGGATTTCACTATCATACAACGACCCAACAATCAACTAGGGATAAATTTTATAGATGAAATTTACCTTAACAATATTGATCAGAAATACTTTATTGATTATGTTGACCAAGTTTCAGATATGTTGTACTATATTGCACCCTTAGTTAAAAAACTTGAATTAGGGTATCCAACAGATTTGCTTGCGCCTTTTAAGAGGAACAAAGACGATATAGGATATTTTTGGATTGATTTTAAAAGATGGAATTTGAATCCTAGCACCTTTTACGAAAAAAAAATACGCACCTTGTATTTGATATTGTTATCTTTAAAAAATATAGATCCGTTACCAATAATGATAAAGGCAGAGAGTGCGTGGGGAAATATTTTAAAAAAATGATCACAATTTACAAAGTTAAAAAAAATAACAAAGTTATAAAAGAAGGATTGTCACCTACATTTTATGTGCATGGGATGATGTCATCCATCATGGAAAAAAATGATCCAGACAGTATTGAAATTGAGTTTGAAAATAAAATAATTTTAACCATGCTATCACCGAGATTACTATTTGAACAAAAACCAAATAATGTTTCTAGCGAACAACATATAAGATGGTTTTCAGGATGTCGATATCTATGAAGTTAAAAAAAGCCACAGAGTATAGTTTGAAATATCTAGAAATTGATAGACCTCAGCCCCTATCAGATTTAAAAATTGAACAGATGCAAATGGACATTTTAAATGGCGGTATGGATGATAAAGATATTAGCGATCAGGTGTATGTTAATTTTAAAACAGAATTGACAAACTGGATATTATCTAGTAAACTTAATTGTATTACAGGGATAGATAAATTTGAACGTGTGGATATTATAAATGGGTGTACACAGTTTATAGATACAGTTTATATGAATGGTCCTGTGCAAGTACTAGACGGGGATTATAGATATCATGCAAGACTAGGCAATCAGTACACACAACCGGGATTTCTAAATGAAAAGAAACAATTGATAATTGCTTGGCCATTTCCTAGCACAGGAGCTACCCATGTAAAAATGAAAGAAATATTAGATGAAGCAGGAGAAAAAGACATTAGTGTGCATGTGGATGGTGCTTGGTTTACTTGCTGCCGCGGAATTGATTTCGATATGTCTCATCCAGCAATTAAGTCATTCGCTATAAGTTTAAGTAAAGGTTTAGGTTTAGGGTGGAATCGTGTAGGTTTACGATGGACTAAGAGCAATGATACCGATGCTATTACCATTATGAACGATTTTAATATGAATCTACGTGCGCCAGCAATGATAGGTCTACACTTTTTACGCAATCTTAATCCAGACTATTTGTGGAATACATACGGCAATATTTACTTTAAGATATGTAAAGACTTTGATCTCGAACCAACCAAAAGCATTTATCTTGCTCTTAAGAATAATCAACCAGTAGGGCTAAGTCCTTTAATAAGATATGTTGCCGAACATTAATCCCCCTACATTCTGTCTACATCCGTTTACTGGTTTGGCTACTAGAGAAGACGGTGCTATATGTGCCTGTTGCCGTAGTCATCCTGTGGGTAATATACAAGAACAAACACTTGAAGAAATTTGGAACAATGACAATATGAAACGTATTCGGTGGCAAGTGCTTAATAATCATCGTCCTCCAGAATGCGAACCTTGTTTTAGTTTAGAAGATCAAGGTGTTGAAAGTCTACGGTTAAGGCATATATTAGGTAAAATACCTGAAGCACGAAGTAGGCTATATCCTTACGCTGTTAAAAATATAAATCCAGATTTTTCTATGCCTTTTGAAATTCCTACCATGGAATTAAAATTAAATAATTTGTGTAATCTTAAATGTCGTATGTGCCATCCTATGGACAGTACTAGTTGGAATGATTGGAGTGAAGTAAAAGACTTTTACAAAGCAGAAGGTAATATTATGTATGCTATTGTAGAAGAACACAACTTGGAAAATAAACCCCATTTAGATAATTTTCAAGATAACCCTGCTTGGTGGGCAAGTTTAGAAAAAAATCTTCCTTTCTTTCGCCGTGTGGAATTTGCTGGGGGCGAACCCTTGATGGATCCACAACACTATCGTATACTAGATATGCTTGCACCTTACGGACATCAAATTGAAATCAAATATGCTACTAACCTAAGTATGCTGGGTAAGAGCAATCGAACAGTTTGGCAATACTGGCCCAAATTCAAAAGTGTAGCAGTCAATGTAAGCATTGATGGCCTAGGGTCGAGCTATGAATATGTGCGTGGCAACGCATCATGGGTAGAGCTAGTTAACAATATAAAACAAATACAGACTATACCTAACATTAGTCGTATAGTCGGTGCTGTAACTGTTCAAATTAGCAATGTACTAATATTAGATAAAATGATCGAATACTTCTTAAATGATCTTGGAATTGTATTCCATACACATCGTGTGGAGTATCCTAAACTGCTATCTGCACAAGTATTACCTAGAGAATTACAAGTGCTAGCTATAACAAAACTTCGTGCTGTTGAACAAAGACTGGAAGAATTTAATTTAGTCAAACAACATCCAGAGCTGTTAGCTTATACTAGAGGACAAATACAAGATAACATAAATTATCTAATGGCCCGAGATCAAAGTGATAAATGGGCAGACTGTGTAGAGTTCAATCGAAGATTGGATATAAGTCGAAAACAAAGTTTTACAGATGCCACTCCGGAGTTTAAACAGTATGTATAAGGTTGCTAACCGATGGGACCATACTAATACTGTTAAGATTGAATGGAATATTGGCAAACGTTGTAACTACAACTGTAGCTATTGCCCAAGTGAAATACACGATAGTACTAGCCCGCACACTGATATTCAAATACTTAAATCTACTATAGATCGATTGGTAGCATTGGATAAACCTATACGTTTAAGTTTTACAGGCGGTGAACCTACTGTGCATCCTAAGTTCAGCGAACTTATAAAATATGCTAGGCATAAAGGTATACAGTGGATTAGTGTAACAACTAACGGAACATTGCCTTATGAGTTTTATGCTAGTCTGCCTGTAGATCAATATGTGTTTAGTTTGCATTTAGAATATGACTGGATGCGTGTATACAACACTATGAGTAAAATTGCTGATATGACCGAGATTAAACTTATAGCACAGATTATGTGCCATCATGATCATGAGAACTCAGCAGTTACATTATTTGCTAGATGCCTTACAGATCATATTCCTGCAACACTAAGACGCATACGTTGGACTCAGGGTGATCATGATTTGTTCAATGATATGCGATATCATCCCGATTATCTTAATTGGATTAAACAACAAGAAGCCACAGTACAAGCCAACACGTTATTGTTCTATAAAGATAAGCCTATGGAACAACTACATGCCAACGATGTTATTAAACTACATTTAAACAAATATAAAGGTTGGACTTGCAACGCAGGTATAGAAAGCCTTATGATAAACTGGGATGGAGATGTACACAGAGCGACTTGTAGGGTTGGTAGTAGTTTAGGCAACATATATAAAGGAGAATTTGTTGCACCTAGCGAACCCGTAACTTGTGACCGTAATTTCTGTACCTGCGCGGCAGATATTCCTCTTACAAAATATGCGCCAACTCAGGAAAAACTTGTTTAAAATCAGTACTACGTAGTTTGTCCATTTTGGTTATGTATTCAGTAAAATCTGGCAACAAGTTGGTTTGGTCTTCAGCATCCATCCAATCCAGTATGCCTTCCCAACGCTGCCATCCGTAAGGATTTGTTTTCCAAAACTCTGCATCTTGTGTATAGTTTTCCCATAGCCACTGTTTTAATTCAGCAAATAGCTTGCGTACTTCGAGTTTATCTGTTTTAGGTAATACACGCAAACTTAACCACGTTGGGATCCAAACCAAATGCACACCTAAAAGACCGCCTCCAATAACTTGCCCTGCCGCGTTGGTATCAAAGTTTATTTTCTTGAATTTCATAAGTACTTTCCACTTGATAAAATCCGGAATGTGTTTTATATTGAGTATTTGCACAGCACAAGCAATTTGTATTTGAATATTGTCAGGCGTGTTATCCAATTTTATCAAATTGTTTTCCACATCTTTCCAATCCAAGGGATAACGTATGTATTCTCCGCGATTGTCTATTCCATCCAGGCTTACACCGACTTTTACTTTTTTGAATTCTTTCCATATATCGATGATTTCATCCGACACAAGAGTGCCATTGGTGTTATATCTTAAACTTATTTGCTTGGAATATCCGCGTTTAATAATTTCTAAAAGAAATACTTTATGTTCTTTGATCAACAGAGGCTCGCCACCTGCAAAGTATAATTGTTTGATATTAGGTATCTGGTCGTATATTTGGTTCCAAAATTCAGGATTTTCGTGCCATCGATTGTTATGATTGTTTTCATCCCACCCCATTTGTTTTTTAATCAAGGGGCTTTGAAATAAAGGATATACTTTTTTATAATCGGCAGTCCACAAACTACTATCATGCGGGCTACACATGATACATTTAAGATTACAAGTACTACCCAATCTCAGATCCAGATATTGTAATTTATAAGGTACACTGCCGTCCTCTTGGGTTTCTGCAATAAGCTCTGCAATGTCAAGTTTCTCATTTAGGAACCAAGTACCTGTTTCCCATATCCTCTTACTAACCACGCCCTGGGTTTCTTCTTTGTAGCATTTCAAACAACTTGCCGGTACTTCCCCTGCCAGCATTGTTTTACGAACAGATTTCATGTATGAATTGTTAAAAGCTTCGGTAGGCAGATCGTTAGAAAAATTAGCTGGCAGACCGTTTTCTTTTTTGACTAGGCCTACAGAATAATCTCCGCTGTCTGCACCACTGGCATTGGCCACGCAACATATTCTCATATCACCGTTGGGTCGAGTGGCTAAATGTATCCACGGTAAAACACAAAAACTTTTGCTACCAGTAACTTCGGTAATCTTTTGCTGCCATGTGCCTAGCTGGGTGTCTACAGGCTGAATCCAAAAAGTTTTACTCATCAAATTTCTCTAGATCTAAAAATTGATCTCTGCACTGACTGATCTCAACATTTGGAACTTTTCCGCAAACCCGGGCGCACATCAAAATTGATTTATTTTCGAATCCTTGATTCCATACAGTTTGCCATTGCTCACTATCCACTATACTCTCTATGCTATTATGGCGCAAATCCAGTTGTTGCATGCCACCCATTAGTTCAATAGTTTTATTTAAAGAAGCAGTGCTTTCATTCATAAAATCAAACACTAGTTTATTAGGTGTAGAATATTGATATGGTACACTGCCTAGAAAGCAACAGGGCCACAAGTGTCCCAGGGCATCTATGTACACACTTTTTTGTTGTTCAACTTGGCACGTGATAGTTGAAGCTTTGATAACTTCCTTGTAATTTTCCACTGTTTTTCTATCGATGAATGCAATTTTTTTCGTGCTAGGAGGTAGCAATGTATATACAGTATCTCCGTTATTGTCGTAAACATCAAATTGTTTTGTGCCTATGAATCTACTGGTTTGTTTTTCTTGAAAACTTTCGAAACCCAGTTCACGTGCATATTCTCTTGCCTTTTCCAGTTGATGCTCGTTGTGTTTGAACGTTATAAAATTCCATCTGGCTTTGCCGCCTGCTTTTATAAAGGCTTTGGCATTTCTTATAATTGTGTTATAATCTGTTCCAATTCTATACAAACTATGAGTATCTTCGAATCCATCTATACCAAACAAGACCAAGTGGTTTTCTGGTAAAGCTTCAGCCAAATTTTTCCACCAGGATACGGATCTTGCGCTTCCATTAGTATGAATTTGGATATTGATATACTTATTTTCTTTCTTGGTATACTCTAGAATAGGTATTAAATTTTTGTTAAGAATTGGATCTCCAAAATTTCCACACATGCTTATTGAACCAATTTGTTTAATAAATTCTGGAGTCACTGCATGTTTGTAAAACGACAAATCCATATTTTTTTCTATAAGATTGGGATTTACAAGGCCGCCGTGATGATTTCTTGCACACATAGGGCACTTGGCTTGACATAAAGATGATACCTCTATGTGAAGGGCTTGAAGTTCGTTGTATTTGTACATGTTTTTAGTTGTCCAACTGATAATACTTATCACATGTGTAATACCATGTTAAGGTAATAATCAAAATATTTTTCATCATTTCATTTATTTCCTATGACCATCCATCTTGTATAAAGTGGTAATTCTAATTGTCCCATCCACATTACATTTATACTGCACTGAGAATTGAACTCCTCCAAACTTTCAGCAATCCTAACATGTTCGTCTATGGCATAATTGTTACTTTGTAGCACAAGCAAACAGTTTTTGGGCATGAGATCTAACCATTGTTGATACTGTGATTGTGTTATGTGTTCACAACTGGTATTGATCACAATGCCTGCATTACTAATCGAACTGCACATGTCTGCTGAAATAGCTGTAAATCTTCCTTGCATTTCCTCGCCCTTGTTCATCATGCTTGCAATCTTTTCACAAGCAGGATCTATATCAATACTGCGTATTTTAGACACAGGTATAGTGCTTTGAAAAAGCATACTAGCTAATACACCCACCCACCCACCATAGATATCAATATCATACGACCCACAAGTAATACCAAGATGCATGGTCAAAGTTTCAATTAACCATTCCTTGCTTTGCAGTTGTCCTCTCCAAAACGCATCCATGGTCCTGATAGGATCCGGGCTCTGACGGATGGCTTGCATCCAGTAGTGTAAATGGTCGGTATCAATTTGCATGAATGGGTATAACTTTATTATAATTATTTTTTTGCTTGGGTAAAATGGTTTCTATCATACAATGGCAAAATGTACTTTTGCAATTGGTGGGTTGTATCCTGGGCTGGAATTCTTCAACAAAATTTTCAGAATACAAATTGTAATGTTTAGTTTCTCCAAACAACAGTTGCTTACATGCACCAGTTATTTCACCGCTACGAGGGATCGTTACCCAATCCACACCTAGATTACAATCCCATCCATAAAAATTATTTAATTTTTTAAGTAACACTTCATTGTCTTTTAATCTATGCACAACTCCTGCATCATCAGTAACTTTGACTTTACTGGTATAGTGTTTATTGTTTTTTAAAAACCAGAAAATATTGGCGCTACGGGCTTTATGTTTTTCCATTACAGCTATCTGTTCCGGAGTGTATTTAAGGCCAGGATAGATAAGTTCTACATATCGTATAGTCCACTTGTACTTGCTCTTCATCATATAGTCTATATAATTTATGCACTTCTCCCATTCTCCTGGCCTAGGATCCATCATGGTAGAAACACTGACAACAGTATTGTTTTTATATAAAACATCAGCAACATTTCTAAAATGTTCGATATCCACATATTCACTATGCAAACTAAGAGTTACCCGATCAAAATACGGGCTTATCATTTGCCAATACTCGAGATCCTTAGATCCATTAGAACTCATGTTAATCATACAATCAAAGTTTTCTTTTAACCAAGTTATTAGCTGAGGCAATTTTTTCCAGTGTGTAGGTTCGCCACCAATAAAATAAAAATCAAATTTATTTTTATTAGTGTGTTCTTTGTAATAGTTGATAAGATGTGTCAAATTAGTTTTCATTAATTCTAGATCAGGCCAATAATCAGAACCAGAATTCAATTCAGGACTACAATAATAACATTTATAATTACAAATATTTCCTAGGCTTATATCAAATCTTAAGATATTGCTAGGCCATCCATTATGTACACTGGTTATATTCATTTTTGTTTTGGTATTTTATTATCAGCTGAACTCACACACCTATGTGTGGTACATTGCTTAGGTTCAATCAATAGATTAAATTTTGCTAACGTTCCTAACGATTCGTCATTACAACTATACGCTCTTTTTATTTCATTACCTCTTATTATAACACTCTGATAACCGCTATTGCAAGTCCAACCGGCAAACTGATTAAACCCTAAGGCGTTAAATCTTTCTGCTTGATCAATAAAATAGTTACTTGTGCCATCGGTTAGGCGAATTTGATACCCTTCTTGTTGAGTAAAATCATTCTGCATGATATCAATCATTTCAGAAGTATAACCATCTACTACAGCCGTAGCTGTATCGTTACTTTGTGGTTTGAGTGTTACATTAATTCCACGGTCTCGAAATCGTTTACAACGTTCTAAAGTTTCAAAAAATACATCTGGCATCATAACTTGATTGATTGTTACATGCACACCGTTATACATCAACTGTAAACACTTGTCGCCAAATTCTTGTTCTCGAGCAAATTCTGCATGGAAACTAGCTGTTATACTTTTTCTCTGTAGTACTGATGTAACGTCACACCAAGTATTCCACCACTTTGATCCAGGACTTAAATTAGTGGTCATATGTATACTTTGATATGTACTGGTTGTTTCATCCAAATGTCTAATTAAATCAATTAGTTGTTTATAGGCTGTTGGTTCGCCTCCACTAAAACTCCAGTGGAATTCGGTGAATCCGTTCAAACCAGCTTGACGTTTTATCTCATCTACTGTAGACTTATACACTTCTAATGTTTGGTAATCCAAACTATCACTACGAGCATAGGGCCAGCAGTATGAACATTTGTAGTTACAAAATCTGCCCAATATCCAACTTATGTTAAATAAAGGACGATCCAACATTGTTTGTTGTCCAAACCGTTGTATTTTTTCGAATGGTATAAGAGAGAAATTCATTGACAGTATTTACACAAAGTGTTATAATCGCTGTATGGACGTGAGTGTAACTGGTAAACCTCCTCCTAGTAAGCTGACCCCCGGCTGAACGGAGGGTACGGGGCTTGGTCTTAGACTGCCTTTGGAAGTTCGAATCTTCCCGTCCATACCATTTTATATATTATTTAATATGAAAAAAATAGCAAGTAGTCCAGAACGTCATACTTTCCAAAAGGAAGGGTATATCAAACGCTGTGAGAAAGAAGGCAAAGAACCCAATTCCGACTATGTGGCCATGTACAAGACTTGGCGTGAACAGGATGAGGAGAATCTA